GGTTGATTATATCGACAGCACCATTTCGCCATTGCGCGCCGTTGCTACTGAGTACTACCGTGGGATGCCATTCGGGAACGAGGAAGATGGTCGTTCTCAGGTAGTTAGCCGCGATGTGCGCGACACGGTTCAGGCAATCTTGCCGAGCCTGATGCGTGTGTTTTTCGGTAGTCAGAAAATTGTCGAGTTCGCCCCGAATGGCCCTGAAGATGTGGCGATGGCGGAGCAGGCTACGGACTACATCAATTATGTGCTGACCCGCGATAATCCGGGTTTCGAAATTTTCTATTCCGCCTTCAAGGATGCCTTGGTTTGTAAGACCGGGATTATCAAGTTCTATTGGGATAATCAGACCGAAATCCAGACTGTGGATATGAGTGGTTTGGATGATACGGGTTTGGCGGTTCTGAACTCTGACCCGAACTGCGAAGTTCAGGTGACGGTGGCTTATCCTGGGGAGGTTGATCCGACTACGGGGATACCTGGCCCCAATATGTATGATGTGCGTGTTGTTCGTCGCTGGGACAAGGGACGCTTGAAGATTGCGGCGGTTCCGCCTGAAGAGTTGCTGGTGGCGCGGTCTGCTATCAGCTTGGATGATTCTTCCATTGTCGCGCATCGCCGCATTTTGACGGTAAGCGAACTGGTGGCGATGGGGTACGATAAGGACGAGATTGAGCCTTACGCCAATGAGGTGGACGAACTAGAGGACAATGAAGAACGGTTTATCCGTAATCCGCAAGCCACCATTGATATGGCTAATCGGTCTGATGTTGCGGCGAAAAAGGTTCTGTATGTCGAGTCTTATGTGAAGATCGACATGGATGGCGACGGCATTGCGGAACTCCGCCGCGTTTGCACGATTGGCCAGGGTTATGAAGTGGTGCGGAACGAACCGGCGGACATGATCCCGTTTGCGGTGTTCTGCCCGGACCCGGAGCCTCATACGTTCTTCGGTTTGTCTGTTGCCGATCAGGTGATGGACATTCAGCTTATCAAATCCAACATTCAGCGTAATATGCTGGATAGTCTGGCGTTAGCCATCCACCCGCGCGTGGGTGTGGTTGAAGGCCAGGTAAATGTTGACGATGTGCTGAATACGGAAGTTGGTGGTGTAATCCGTATGCGGGCGCCGGGGATGGTTCAGCCGTTCTCTATGCCTTTTGTGGGCCAGCAGGCTTTCCCGATGCTGGATTACATGGACGGCATGAAGGAAAGCCGCACTGGCATTACTAAGGCGGCTGCTGGTTTGGCGGCGGATAGCCTGCAATCATCTACCCGCGCAGCGGTGGCGGCTACGGTATCAGCGGCCCAGCAGCGGATTGAGTTGATTGCCCGTATCTTTGCTGAAGGTGGCATGAAGCGGCTGTTTACGGGCTTGTTGAAGTTGGCGGTCCAGAACCAGCAGGCCGAGCGCATGATCCGCTTGCGTGGTCAGTTTGTGCCGGTTGATCCCCGTAGTTGGGATGCGAATATGGATGTTGTGGTGAATATCGCCTTGGGTGGTGGCACCGAGCAGGACAAGATACAGGTTCTTACCAACATCTTGCAGAAGCAAGAGCAGATATTGCAACTGGCGGGGATGAATAATCCGCTGGTTACGTTAGCACAGTATCGCAATACTCTGGCGCAAATTGTGTCGCTGGCGGGCTATAAGGACGCCAGCCAGTTCTTTAATGATCCGGCGCAGATGCCACCGATGCCTCCGCAACCGCCGAAGCCTTCGCCGGAAGAAATGCTGGCCCAGGCGCAGATGGCGGCGATCCAGGCTGACATTCAAAAGAAGGCGGCTGAACTGGATTTGCGTCGCGAAGAAATGGTCCGTAAGGATGATTTGGAGCGTGACCAGATGGAAGCCGATTTAGTGTTGAAGATTGCCGAGATGCGGGCGAAGTATGGCGCCCAGGTGGATGTGGCGGCGATCCGGGCTGACATGGAGCGGGATCGTGAGATGATGCGCCAGATGCAGCAGGCGCAGCGCCAGCAGATAATGAACCCGCCCCAGGTAATGGGCGCTAATATGGCGCCGGGTGGAATGGGAGGCCCGTTTGGTTGATTTCGCAACTCAGATAGCGGCGGGGAACGACGCTCTTAGGCTGATGAATGATCCGACGCTGAAGGCGGCGGTAGCATTGGTTGAAGAGCAGTTGTTTGATGAGTGGAAAACCGCCAAGTTTGAGGCTGACCAAAAATACATCCACGCAACAATGCGGGGGATGCACGAGTTCTTGCGGGCACTTCAAGCCGTTATTGATAATGGCAAAGTGGCTGCTTCCATCGCCGAGAGGCGTTTTGAGAGAGGATAATTTTTGATGTCTGAATCATCCGGCACCCCCGCCCAAGGTGGGATCGGAATCCACCAGGCACAAGATGCCATAGCCGATATTCTGGCCGCTGATGACAGCGATACCCAGGGCGGTGAGGCGCAGCAGCCCGAAGCGCAAGCCCAGGGCGCCGAGACGGAGGCATCAGTAGCGCAAGCTGCTGCTGAAGCCGTCGAGGAAACCGCTGAAGATGATGACCAGACACAGGTCGAAGAGCAACCTCGTGAAAGGCTTCCGCAAGCCGTCAAAGTAAAGGTGGCGGGCGAAGAAGTTGAGGTGACGCTGGACGAACTGGCGCGCGGATATTCAAGGACGGCGGACTATAGCCGAAAGACCCAGCAACTCGCGGAAGAGCGCAAGGCGTTCCAAGCGGAAGCTGAAGCCATTCGGCAAGAGCGGGCGCAGTACGCCACTCTTCTAGGGGCGCTACAGCAGCAGTTGCAGAATGTCGCTCAAGTTGAAGCGGAGCCGGATTGGGATCGTCTTTATGAAGAAGACCCCCAGAACGCCATTCGCTTGGAGCGGCAATGGAAGAAGGTGCAGGAAGATCGTGTGGCGAAGTTTCAGGCTATTGAAGCCGAGAAGCAGCGTTTAACGCAGGCTTTCCAGCAGCAGCAAACCGAGCAACTGAAGGCGACGCTAACATCTGAGGCGCAGAAGCTACAAGAGATCATTCCAGCTTGGAAGGATGCGAAGGTAGCGCAGGGCGAAAAGAAGATGTTGCGCGATTGGTTGATGGAGAATGGTGCGTCTGAGCAAGACATTAATGGTCTTACAAAGGCGCAACACGTTGCCATCCTCCGCAAAGCCATGCTGTATGATCGTGGTCAGCAGAAAGCGCAGGCTGCGGTCAAACCACAGGTTTCCGCGACAAGGCCGGTGAAGCCCGGCCCCGTGCAATCTGTACCCCAGAGGAATGTGACGGATTTAACCCGTGCAAAGCAGCGTCTCGCTAAAACCGGGACTGTCAATGATGCCGCTAGTGTCCTAGCGGCTCTTCTCTGAAAGGATATAGGATATGGCTATCGTTGCTAATACCTTCACGCGCTATGATGCCAAAGGCATCCGTGAAGACCTGGCGAATGTGATCTACAACATCTCGCCGGAAGAAACCCCGTTCCAGTCTAACACTGCCCGCGTGAACGTGAAGAACACGTTCTTCGAGTGGCAGACGGACGCGCTGGCGGCGGCTTCCACCACCAATGCTGCGCTGGAAGGTGATGACATCACCTCTTTCGCCGCTGTCACGCCAACGTCTCGCCTGGGTAACTACACGCAGATCAGCCGTAAGACGGTTGTGATCTCCGGCACCCTGGAAAGCGTGGACAAGGCTGGCCGTCGTTCTGAACTTGCCTATCAGATGGCGAAGAACGGCGCCGAACTGAAGCGCGACATGGAAGCCACTCTGTTGGCGTCCAAGGCCGCGAATGCTGGTGACAACACCACGGCGCGTCAGACGGCTGGCTTGCCTGCCTTCCTTCGCACCAACACCAACAAGGGTGCTGGCGGTTCTGATCCGACGATTTCCAATGGTGTGGTGAACGCCACTCGCGTTGACGGTACGCAGCGTACCTTCACGGAAACCATCCTGAAGGATGTTATCGCCCAGGTGTGGACCGAAGGTGGTACGCCGAAGATTCTGATGGTCGGCCCGTTCAACAAGCAGACCGTCAGCGGCTTCGCTGGCATTGCCGAAATCCGCTACAACCAAGCCACTCCGAAGCCGACTGTGATCATTGGCGCCGCCGATGTTTATGTGTCTGACTTTGGCGCGGTGTCTGTGGTGCCGAACCGCTTCCAGCGTGAGCGCGATGCTTTCGTGCTTGACCCGGAATACGCGGCTACGGCGATCCTCCGCCCGATCCAGACGATGGACCTGGCGAAGACCGGCGATGCGGAAAAGCGCATGATGCTTTGCGAATACGGCTTGATGGTCCGCCAGGAAGCCGCGCATGGTATCGCTGCTGACCTGACGACTTCGTAATGGCAACGGGGCTGGCGGGTGACTGCCAGCCCCACCTTAAAGGTGGCTTATGGCTGACAAGGTTTTCAACATTGATCCGGTAAGTGGGATTACTTCTTACTGGCATTATGATGAGGGCACAGATACGGCGCTGATTGAGAAGCGCCAGGATGTGTCTGGTATTATTGAAGCCAATAAGGCGCAGTTTAATGAAGATCACGGGCGCTATGGCGAATGGAACAAGGTGGCTTCCATCCCCATGGCGGTCTTTTATGATTTGAAGATGAAGGGCATCGTGGATGACCCGGTAGCCATGAAGAAGTGGCTGAACGATCCAGATAATCGGTTCTTCCGTACCAGGCCGGGACGCGTTTGATGCCCGCCATTGTTTCTGTCTGTGTCCCCTGCCGCGATGTGGTGGATAGCGGGTTTGCCTTTGACCTAGCCCGGTGCGTTGCGGCCCATACGGCGGCAACCAAGGACCGGGTGCTACTGTTCCAGAACCAAGGGACGCTGATTGTAAACCAGCGGCAGGAATTGGCCCAGGCTTCTTTGGACGCTGGCGCCACCCATATCCTGTTTGTTGATGCCGATATGCGGTTCCCCAAGGACAGCATCCGGCAGCTATTGGCGCGGGATGAAGATATTGTGGCGGCTAATTACAGTACGCGTAAACTCCCACTTCAGCCGGTGGCTTTCCGTGACGATCTGACCAGCGAGCGGGTTTATACGGAAGAGTGGTGTACTAAGCTGGAAGAGGTATCCGCCATTGGTATGGGGCTGATGCTGATTAAGGCTGAAGTTTTCCGCAAGATGGCGAAGCCTTGGTTTCACATACACTACCAAAATGGTGTATATAGCGGCGAGGACATCTGGTTCTGCCGGTCAGCCAGGGAAACAGGGTTTAAGGTGATGTTGGACCACGATATTAGCCATCATGTGCGCCATATCGGGGCTTTTGAGTTTTCCTGTGCCCATGCGGCTGCTTCTAGGGGTGAATGAATATGGCGATTACCAGCTATTCCACCCTGCAAACTTCCATAGGCGATTGGCTTAACCGGGCTGACCTGACGGCGGTTATTCCTGATTTCATCACTCTGGCGGAGGCCCAGTTCAACCGGAACATCCGCCACAGGAAGATGGTGGAGCGGGCTACG